TTTCCTAAACTTAAACCGGGACAATTGTTGGCTATACCCCTGACAGAAGATCCAGAGCCGCCTTGTGCGTATTTTATTAAAGATATCAGTAGACAAAGCGAGGTTATAGATTATAGTAAGGTGTGGTAATGATCAAAAGCATAACTGAAGTCACAATATACGAAAGCCCCGATGGCGGAAAAACTGTTTACAGCAGAAAAAATGGTAGTACTATGCGACAATTACACAGCATAAGTTCAGACTTAGAAACCGAAATGGCACGTGTAGAGCGAGAAGCTCAGTGGATGGCTATACTTAAATTAAGTGAGCGTAGTCCTGCTTTACAAGAAGCTGTTGATCGTGCTATAATACTATACGAGTTGCAGAAAAGCGAAGGAGATGAACCCCCGATGTGGCATCCAGTATGAAGGAGTATCCCGAAGATGGACGCGGCGACCCATTGGATCATAGGGATATTCGTTCGAATTCGATATCTGCACAACATTGGTATAATATTAAACTGGCCGCCGAAACAAATCCTATACTGCAAGAAGCGTTAGATCGTGTAGTTGTACTTTATGAATTGGGAAAGAAATAATGAGCAACGATATCGAAAAAGTAGTACATAGCCGTAGGATACAACAAAAGAATAGACATATTGCTCGTCAGGTTCGTATTAGGCAAGCACATAAATTCGACATTCCCACTAAAGACGGGCTTATAGAGAAACCACATCGATATCATAAACTAAGTGGCGTAACGTGTGGTAATAGTAATTGTTTTATGTGCGGTAATCCTCGTAAGTTTTTCAATGAATCAACTATGCAGGAAAAACGACAAATGCAAGATGTAGAACAAATTCGTAATCGACACAGCAACGGAAAAATTACAGAAGATGAGTAATGATAAATTAGACATTAAAAATGAAATGACTATGTTTGACACCAAGCGTAGAGATTTCTATGACAGTTTAACCGATGAAGAAAAGAAAAAGTTTAGTCCGTATCTTATGATCCGCTGGGGCAGTAGTGTGGGTGGTAGCTCGGATTTACAAGCATATTATGTTATGAGTTGTAACGAACGACTAAACAAACATTTCTTTGATATTAATACCACACAACACAAAAAGCTACAGTGGTTGATGTCTACAACTGTTAGTCCGGGTATGGGAAAACAGTATCATCAGTGGATTGGATTAAAAAAGAAAGGATCTAAAGATAACAAATCGGCAAAATTTGTACGAGAACTTTATCCACATCTTAGAGAAGATGAAATCGAATTAATGTTGAAGCTAAATGACAAACAAGATCTTAAACGAATGGCAAGAGAACTCGGGTGGGATGATCAACGTATCAAATCCGGTTTATAAATGTCGGTATTGCAGTAAAGACTTTCGCAAAGAATCTACACTAACTGCACATTTATGCGAACCTAAGCGACGAGCACAGCAAGAAAAAGAAACGTGGGTGCAATTAGGTCTTAAAGCATATCTACGATTCTATGAAATTACACAAGGTAGTGCTCGATTAAAAAGCTACGAGGACTTTTCGATCAGTCCTTATTATAAAGCATTTGTTAAATTTGGTAGTTATTGTCAACAGATTCGTTGCATTAATTTTAGTAACTACTTGGACTGGCTTCTTAAAAATAATAAAAAAATAGACAACTGGTGCAGCGATAAGTTATACTCAGAATGGTTACCGGTGTACTTGCAGAAAGAAGCAGTACAAGATGCACTGGAGCGTAGTCTCAAAGAAATGCAAAACTATGCAGACGACAATCCTGAGCTTAAAAATGGATTCAATGATTATTTTCGATATGGTAACAGTAATCGCATATGCTATCATATCAGCACAGGGCGTATTAGTCCGTGGATAGTCTACAACTGTGACAGCGGTATTGCATTTTTAGATAGCTTGTCCGAAGAGCAAGTTGGTATTGTGTTACCTTGGATTAATCCAGATCATTGGCAGCGTAAATTTAAAGACTATGTAGCAGATGCTGAATGGGTTAAAGACATTTTAAAAAGTGCCGGGTTATGAAATTTAAAAGTGATATTGACATTGACTTTGGTGACCGTACTCGGGCACTAGATCTGCTTGATACTATTCCGGCTAGCATATTACGTGATGGAAAACTAGTTAAACATAACACAGGGGTGTATACAACTAATATCCCCGTAGATCCGTTTACCGGGCAAGCCAGTATAGATTATCACGATGCTGAGGATCGTGGGTATACTAAGCTAGATTTTTTAAATGTTTCTTTGTACACACAGATTGCCAACGAAGATCAATTGAACCAATTGATCTCCCAAGAACCTGAATGGGATAGATTGTATGATCCAGAGTTCTGTGCGCAGTTAATTCACATCGGTAATCATTACGATACCCTGATTAAAATGCCCGAAGCAGTTAACAGTATTCCCAGAATGTCTATGTTTTTAAGCGTAATCCGCCCAGCTAAACGACATTTGATTGGTAAACTCTGGACTGAGGTGGCCAATACTGTTTGGGACAAAGAAGATGAAGGGTATGCTTTTAAAAAGAGTCACGCAGTGGCATACGCACATCTTGTAGTGGTTAATATGAATTTACTAAGTGGAAAATGACTATTTTATTAAATTACTCGTCGAACGAGAGTAATTGATTTACGTTTACTGCGCTTGGTGGCCATTTCTTTAAGACTCACGTAAGGCCCCATTACAATTTGTACATCTTTGCTGTTCATAGTGCGCAAACATACTCTAAACACAGCCCAATCCATCTTAAGAAACACATTGATTGGGATAAGTCTATTGCTTTCCCACCACCAAGTTTCTCCAAGATTTAAGAACACTTTCTTAAGTTCATCGTCTTTTAACAGACCAAAATCGTAAATTGTAGTAATAATCTCATCTGAATTTTGAATGATGCCGATGTAATCGTTGCCACCGTAGGTAACGTGGCTTAGGTACGGGTATTGTGCTAGTAGTTGCTGGTAATGTTCTTCCACGGTATCCGATAAATATGTTATAAAGATGAGCAAAAATGATCACTGTTAAAACATATTTATATCCAAATCTTGCCGAGGTGCAGGTTTTTGACCCTGCAATATTTACAACAAGGAACCGCCAAGTGTATTCACGCCCAATTAAAGTCTATCAAGGCATAGATAATCCCATCCAGGTTATAGTACGTAACCAGGATCAGAAAAACGTTAACTTAACAGGATATACTGTTCAGGCCAGTATTCAAGATCCCACAAACCAAGTAACCATTGAAACTTATGCTGTTACTTTTGCTAATACTGCTATTGGACAAGGAACTTTTACACTGGACAAAGGTACCATCAACACACTAGAACAGCGTTTTTACAAGTTAACATTTAAAACTATAAAAACATCAGACAGTACAGAACAACCGGTTTACATTGATGACAATTATGGTGTTCCTTTGGACTTAGAAGTATTGCCGGCATACTGGGCAGAAGCAGCCTCACAAGATACTGAAGTTATTATTGATGGAGGTACACTATGACAGTATACGCTAACGTAGGCCACATACTATTAAAACGTGGTAATACTGTACAAAGTACCGCATATACAGGTCCCTTAGGTGAACTTACATATGACACTGATTTAAGAACTCTACGAGTACACGATGGCAGTACTGTAGGTGGTAATGTTATACTCATTAATCAAACAACATTAACTGCATATCAAACTTATGCCAATGCCAATGCAGCCACACAGGCCAATAGTATCAACACGATCAATGCCAATATTGGAAGTTTCTACACTTATGCCAATGCCAATGCAGCCACTCAGGCCACAAGTATTGCATCTGTTAATGCCAATGTAACCGCGTCCGATTCTGCAATTGGTTCTTTACGAGCAAATATTACGGCAGCCAACTCTGCAATACAGGCACTAAGTGCTAATATTGGCACATTGGTTGCAGGCGCCCCTGGTGCATTGGATACGCTATTAGAATTAGGAAATGCATTAGGTAACAGTAGTAGCTTTAGTTCAACCATGGTCGTTTGGTTGGGCAATATTACCAGTAATGTCACAGCAGCCAATAGTCGCATTACTACTCTTGATGCCAACTTGGGCACTGCTACAACAAACATCACAACATTGTTCTCCAATGCAGCCACTCAGGCCACTGGAATTGATGCCATCACAGCCAACATTGGTGGCAGTCAGACCTACGCAAATACACAAGTTAATACAATCTCTGCCAACCTTGGTGCATATCAAACTTACGCCAACTTGACTTTTAGCACAGTGGCCAATGCCGCAAGTCAAGGTGCAGACATTACAACATTGTTGGCCAATGCAACTACACAGGCTACCAGTATTGACACTATCACAGCCAACTTGGGTGCGTATCAGACTTATGGTAATTTAACTTTTAGTACAGTGGCCAATGCGGCCAGTCAAGCCTCAGACATCACAACATTGTATAGTAATGCGGCTACACAAGCTACAAGTATTGACACAATCAACGCAAACATCACAGCAGCCAACACAGCAATACAATCACTAAGTGCTAATATTGGTGCTTTGGTTGCCAATGCACCCGGTGCTTTAGATACGTTAGCAGAGATAGATGCTGCCTTGGGTAATAATGCTAGTTTTAGTAGTGTGATGGTAACTTGGTTAGGTAATATTACTACTAATGTTACCACGGCTAATACAAGTATCGACACCATCAATGCTAACTTAGGCGCATACCAAATTTATGCCAATGCTAATATTGGTACATTGTACAATGGTAACACTAGTACACAAGCTAACCTGGGTGCATATCAGACCTATGCTAATGCAAATGCCGCAAGCCAATCTACAAGCATCGCTACATTACAAACACAAGTGTATGCCAATGCCAATGTGGCCGCATACTTGCCAACATACACAGGTGATATTGCCGCCAACATTGTCAAGAATGGATACACTTGGACCTTTGGCACAGATGGTATTACAACATTGCCGGCAGGTGGCGTCATTACAGAAGGTGGTGGACTCACTGGTGCTATTCGATTAACGCCCGCAGGTGGTGCCAACGCTAACCAAGCATTGTTAATTTACCCAACCGCAGCAGCCGACGGTGATCATGTACACTTAACAGCAGGTGGTGGTTCAACTGAACTGTACCTGGGCAATGATTATCACTATGTCAAGTTAGTTGACGGCGGCAACATAGAACTACGAGCCACCACTGCAAATTTGTCTCCTCAGGCCTCCTGGACATTTGACACCGCTGGCAATATAGATGCCCGCCAAGCATTAGCAATAAAAGTTCCCAATGGTGTACCATCCAATGTTGCTGTCATCAACAGCACCACTGGCAGTTGGGAAGCTAATCCCAATCTCTCCTTGGCCACAACAGGCGGTACAGGAACTGGACTGACTGTGAATGTTGCAGACACTGGTGGATATGCCAGCACTATTGAAATAGCCACTGCCGGTACTGGATACACCAATGGTGATCTTATAACAGTCACAAGTGGCACATCAAATGCCACATTCACCATTGTCATTGCAAGCCGAAACAGTTGGCAGTTTGGTGGCACTGGTAATTTAACACTACCCGAAACAGGATACCTGCGAGTAGGCAGTGGCATTGTGGCTGGATTTATATCAAGCCCGGCTCCGATTATTTCTGGATTCAGTAGCATCAGTGCTGTGAATTTAGGTGCTAGTGGTAACGTGTTAGCTGGTGGGCAGGTCATTGCCAACGGAGTGATAGAATCTGGCGCAGGATTCAGCACAGGCGGATATTTAAGTGTTGATGGTAGTGCCGACTTACATAATACCACAGTAACTGGTAATATCAGTGCTACCGGCAACATCAATGCCAGTCAATACAACTTTGCCAATGGTGTAAACATCTTGAGCACAGTGGCAGGTACATATGGTAATGCCAATGTGGCTGAATACTTGCCCACATACACAGGCAACATTGCCGGCAACATTGTGAAGTCTGGATACACTTGGACATTTAGCAACACTGGTACCACAACATTCCCAACCGGAGTTAGATTATCAAATGCCAGGGGTGCAAACACAGTTAACTTTACCACTGATGTTGATAAATCATTTCAGATTGAAACACAAACTAGTACTACTGGTAGACTGTGGAGCTTTGGTACAGATGGCAATTTGACTCTACCGCAAAATGCCAACATTAACTTTTCCAATGGTGTAAGCATCCTGAGCACTGTTGATGCATATCAAACTTATGCCAATGCCAATGCCGCAACACAGGCCACCAGTATCGCCACATTACAAACACAAGTATATGCCAATGCCAATGTGGCTACATATCTGTCAAACTATGATGGTGGCATTAACTTTACAGCAAGTCCGGCAGTTATCACAGGCCTGGGCAATATTAGCTCAGCCAACTTTACATTTGCCAATGGCGTAAACATCTTGTCCACTGTGGGTGCTGGTAGTTACGGCAACGCACAAGTGGCCAGTTACTTGCTAAACTTTGATGGAGATATTGAATTTACTTCCAGCACAGCAAAAATTGGCAACGTGGATGTGATCACAGTGGGAGACCACATACGAAGTCCTGCTTACCAATTCAGCAATGGTGCGAGTATTCTGTCTAATGTTGTAACCAAGGTCTCTGATTCTTGGACAGTGACCACTGGTACCAACACCTACAGTTTCACTGTTTCAACAAGTGGTACATATCAGTTGTGGGTTGATTGCAATATTCCCAATGGTATCTTGGCTTGGAATGCCACGGCTACTATTACCAATAGCAATGTGCCTGTGGTGGGTGCTCAGTATGCCTGGGTCTACGACGGCGGCGGCACACCCATTGACTTTACCAGCATACCCAATCAGTTTGTGGGAACTGCAAACACCATAGTTCGTAGTAATACGGCCCCAAGTGCAACTACCAATAGATTTGACTTTGGCATCAACAACACCAGCGGCGGTAATGTCACTGTGCGTTACGGTTGGATCGCAATCAGTTAATGGATAATCATGATCATATCGG